TAGACCTCGTTGCTTATCGTCAATCTTAGACTTCTTACACTTCTTAGCTTCAAACTCTGTCTTACTGGAGGTACGTTTGTTTACCTCGACATTAAGTAAGTTCACTAAGGTCTCTAAGTCTTTACCAGCGAGTTCAGACAGTCGATCTCCAACCTTGTTCTGAACCTCTAGTTCTTTATTGTGGTGGATATAACCAGCGGCGTATAGGGTAGCAACCTTATCTTGGTCTATACCTCGCTCTGCCCAGTTAAAGTGATCTCCACGTTTCCAATTTGTATTATCCGCCAGTAAAGGCATCTTGATAAACACAGGCCAATCGACCTGCCAACCCAAGTATGTGGGGTGCATAGGGACTCTCCATTATATGAATACTGTTACGTTCTGTTATATATTGGGTTGTACCCCAAGCCGTTAAGCTCAGGGTACACCTTTAGTATTATCGCTTAGGCGACTACGGCTGAGAAGAAGTAACCCAAGTCAGCGCCTGTGACTTTCATGTCATAAGCCATTTTAACTTGGATGTGTTCTGCAACTTGCTGACGCTTAAGAGCATCGTCAGAGAAGGACTCAACGGTAACACCGAGGTTGTTTACGCCGGGAACTGAGTTCCATGCGAATGTCAAACCAGCGGCAGGGGTCATCAGACCGGATGCACGAGGTGTGTGTACCAACAGAGCGTTCTTACCACCGATGAAGCTATTGCTTTCGGCCAGACCTTCAACAGCACCGTTCTTAACAGCTTCCATGACGTAGAAGTTCTCTACTTCAAAGATTTCTGCCAGTTTAGCATCTGTAATCAAAGCTGTGTTTGATACAGTTGCGCCACCGTTCAAACGGGCAAGGATGTCTGGGTGGTTAACCAGAACGTCACGAACTTCTTTACCAACAACCATTGTGTTTGGCTTGAAGCCACCTGATGCCAACTGCATGGTGCGACGACCAGTAGTTACATCAGTGATTGGTGTAGAGTTAGTGTAGTCAGACCACAGGTTTGCAGGAGTTACGTCTGTAGTCCAGACGCCAGCCTTGAAGAAGGTGTCAGCGAAACGCTCTTCACGGTCAATCAACAAGCGAGTTGTCAATGTCTGTGCGCCAGCGGAACGGATTTCCAACATTGCATCTTCGTTAGCAATAGTCTGCTCATCGAAGTCCATGCCGAGGCCATAAACGTCAGCATAATAAGCAGCGTTAGAAACTGCCATACCGATGCGGTTAACTTCTGTGCGTGGCGCAAGTTTCTTTACGTCACCAGAGCGGTTCATGTTCGCACGGTCATAGATGTAATACTTGTCAGACTGACGAGCAACGCCTACGGTTGGGAATACTTTATCAGCGACAAAGTTAGTTTGTTCTTGTACATAGGCCAGTGTCAAGTTGGACAACGGCTGGTCGATATGTACCTGAGATGGTGTCAAAAGTGGCATTATATTATTCCTTTAATGCTAGATTAGGCTGGGACTACGTTGCCGCCTTGGATCATTTCGATTTCGATGATCTGACCGTCTACGCCAGCTTCACGAGCGTAACCCAGAACAACATCACCAGCGGCGGCAGTCAAAGCAGTACCATCAGCACCAGTTTGAACTTGAGCGCCAGCAGCAATAACGCCACCAGCTTCTACCATGACGGAGCCAGTGACACATACGGTCACGGCAGCACCAGCGGCAGCACCAGCAAGACATACACCAATGGCGTTCTCACCAGCAGCGTCAGCCAAGTCAACTTGACCATCGGACTCCAGAGTTACGAATTTGAATTGTGCTGCGGAAAGGTCTTCCCCAGCGATGAAAGTGCGGTTATCACGAGATTGCATGACGGCCATGATTATTCCCCTTTGTAGGATTTAGTGATGAGTGCTTTGCCTTCTTCGGTCTTAGCTACAGCAGCGTAAGCCTTAGCAAATTCACTCTTTTTCAGTTGGTTTTCGTCCATGTAGGACTTTACGAGAGCATCCAGTTTGTCAGCAGAGGTAGCGAACTCACCGTCTACATCGGACTTACCAAATTCTTGCATGGAAGCAGCAAAGGCAGCATCAGCAGCTTTGAGCATTACCATAATTCCATCATCTTCTGAGAATGACTTCAGGAGAGACTTAGCTGCACCAGCTTCAAAGTGTGGCAGAACTTCTTCTGCTTTCTTTGTCAACTCAAGGTCAGCCTTTTCGATTTCATGTTCACGCTTGGCTACAGCAGCAGCTTCAAGTGCTTTCAGGACTGGGGCTGGGATGTCGCTCTTAGCTACCATCTCACCGTCGATGTCCATCATTTCTTCTTCCGCTTTCTTCTCGATTGAGTCGGCACGAATAACGTAACCATTGTCAATCAAACCTTTGCGGAGATGTTGGTTCTCAGCAGAAAGACGATCAAAATCAGCCTTAAGTGCTTCAACGTCAACTTCAGGGGCTTCTACAGCTTCAACTTCAGGAGCAGCTTTCTCAGCGACTTCTTCTGTTACAGCTTCATCAGCTTTTTCCATGTCGTAGCCGAGAGCTTTCATAGCTTCACCACGGCCACAGCCTTTGTCGTCCATGTACGCCTTTACTTTGGCTTCCATTTCTTCGTTCATTTTCGTAATTTCCTCTTCGGAATTGTCACGCTTGAAGAGAGAGACCATTGCTTGTGCATTGGCTGGACGATCCACAAGGGAAAGTTCTTCAAGGTGCAAGTTTTTCAGGAGATTAGGCAAGTTAGATTTCCTCCTTGATAGCACGTCCACCTATAGAGAACGCAGCGAGTTCACCAGATTTAACCATAGCCCAGACGGTATCATCGAATACTTTGTAAGCGACAACCCATCCTTCACGGTCAGACTGGATACCAAGAGCATCACCAATTTCTTTAGTGATAGGAAGAGAGTGGACAACTACGCCAACTTGATCTCCAACGTGCATAGCCTTGCCGACCCGCACATGCTCCATAAATTCATTAACGGCTTTTACCAGTGTGCCAGCTTCGATAACGTCACCCTGACGATCAATAACGGCTTCACCTTTTTCTGTAACTACAGAAGCCCATCCGTAGACCATACGCTGTTCGTCGTCAGTCTTAAGGATTTTACCTTCGATATTCTTTGTCATTTCACCCACCGATGTGTTGGATTCCCACATACGACATGACCAGTAGCCAGCCGTTGTCTTATCTTTCTTGGTATCACAGGAATGGCGGGAGCGGAAATTGGCACGAGCTTTGGGATCGTCCCTACGGATTTCCATGTTAGGATCACCGAAAGCTACCCGTTTGACCTTACCGCCGTCCTGTACGAACACCTCAAACTTCTTGTTGCCACCCTTGATACGACGAGGCTTGTTCAGGGTGACAGTTTCGCCTTGATACTCAGCTTTAGCAAAGTCAGTCTTTAGTATCTCTTGTACGATAGTCCTGAGAGCCTCTAAGCGGTCCACTGAAGGCTCTTTAGCTTTATCGCCTTCGTAGTACGCTAGATATGCTTCATGGCTCTCACCGGGCATATACACAGCCTGTCCATCGTAATCAGAGACGTGAGTAACACCATTGAGGCCCATGTCATAACTACGGGAGATAGCTTCAGGCTCAGTAGTAAATATGTCATTAGCGTATTGGGCCATTATGGTTCACCTGTTATTACGTTTTTACATAGGATAGCTTCACCAAAGACACTAACAAACTGTTCGCCAGAACTACCATGAAGCTGAAACTCAATGTCAGTCTTCTCGTTGTACCTGAAAGGAACTTGACGTTGAATGTGCATAGTCTCCAAGAAGGAAGTCTCCGCTACCCTCAACTTTACACCGCTGGGTAAGCAAGCGAGGTTCCTGAAGAAGATTTGCCTGTTGTTCTGAGCAGCGGTGGCACAGAAAGCATCAATACGAACTAGGTACAAGCTATGCCCAGCGGGTACTGTGTAGATACTAGCTTGGTTCTTACCGTCACCACCCCTGATCTTAGCGTAAGTGATGCCACCGTTAGCTACGGTAATATCATTCTCTGCATTGCCTGAGATTGTAACGACATCATTAATACGGAAGAACTCTAGAGTTGTCGTAGGTGGTACAGCGGAGTTTAGCGTAACATTCTCCGCAATAATCTCATAGTTTACATCAAGACCAATAATACGGATGATTACGCCATCGTCAGCTACGTTAGAGGTAACAGTCATGTTCAAGCCAGTAGTAGGCTGTGTGTAAACTGTGTTGTTCTCCCACAGGGGAATATAAGATGTGCCTACAAGAGCATTATAACCGAAGATGTTTCTGGCGGAGTAATCATTAGATTCACCCTTAGCTATGGCTAGGTAGTCATGTTCATAGAGGTTCCTAGTCCATGTAGTCATCAGTTTAACTCTCGAACTACTGACACAACCAAGCTACCAGTGTTAGGGAAGGTTTCGATAGAGGCATCAGCGTAGGTCACTTCAAACTCTACATAGTAAGTGCCAACAGTGTCAGTATCACCAGTTTGCCAGTCGTATTGAACGACACCACCCTCAGCATCCGTGATAGTCATCGTTTCGTCTACTTTAACGACACCATCTAATGACTTCATGTGGAACTTGACTGTAGCAGAAGTAATGTCTACAGGAACAAGAAGCGCATCTTTGAGGGTAGCTTGTAGGGAAGGGGATGTGTCGTTTTGCTTAATGTTAAAAGCCATTCTAAGCTACCTTATTCTGGTTGCCACTCGTAGTAGCTGAGTTGTAAGTCTCAGCCAGAGTAACATTGTTAATCGAACTACTTGTGATAGAGACAACCCTACGACCACTTGCGTTGATAGATAGCTCACCTACAACAGGTTGACCCGTAGTGATGTCGTTACCCAGCAGAATGAACGTGACGACCATCGTACTGGCTTGTACATCAGGTTGACCTGTAGTAACACCATTAGCCGTTAGATCGTGAACCTGAACTACTGTAGCCTCAGAGACACTAGGCTGGCCTGTGGTGATGCTGTCGCCGTCTAGGGTGGCAATGGCCACAACATCAGCAGAACCCACTGTAGGGGGAGCTGTGGCGATGTTAGCTGCGATTAGGGTCTGGTCTTGGACAATTACCGACGCACCAACAACAGGCTGGCCTGTGGTGATGCCAGCAGGCGTAATGCTGTGGTCTTGGTCAATCGTCGAGGCATCAACACTTGGCTGGCCAGTCGTGATGCCAACAGGGGCGAAGTTATAGATCGTGCCAATGTCAACAGAACCGACTGTGGGCTGGCCCGTGACAATATCGGCAGGGTCAAGAACCTGCGCCTCAGAAGCGGTTGGGTTGCCAAGGTCAGGTGCGCCAGTGACGATACCTGTCAGGCTGAGGTCTTGATCCTGAGCAATACCAGCAGAGCCAAGAACAGGAACACCGGAAGCGATAGGATCAGCGTTGAGCGTCTCCTGTTCCGACATGGTGATGCCGGGGATCGTGGGTGCCCCAGTGCTGATAGATGTTAGGCTTAGGTCTTGATCCTGAGCAATGCTAGGAGAGCCAACGACAGGGCTTCCCGTTGTAATGTTGTCACCAAAGATTTGCGTTGTCTCAGTGACAGTAGGCGAACCAACCGTAGGCTGCCCTGTAGTGATGCCATTTGCATTTAGTGCAACATTTTCAACCAGTGTTGACGACTGAACAACAGGCGATCCTGTCGTCAAACCATCAGCAGCTAGGTCGTGGTCTTGGGCAACACTGGGGGAACCAACCGTAGGCTGGCCTGTTGTGATGTCGTCGCCATTCAGAAGGTAGACAACTTCGGCTATCGCCCCATCATCAGCAAGTGGAGCAGCAGCTAATGGGGAAAAGCCAAGCATGTGTTACTCCTTAAACGGCAGTAGACCCTGCCATGTCATCCTGAGCCATTACCCAAGAATAGCACTTGTCCATGAATGCGTCACCAGATGCAGCCTGAACGTCATCTAGGTTTGCGTTGTACCGTTTGAAGTCCACCTCACGAGTGTCGTCACCGGGTGTAGCTGTCGCATATGCTGACAGGTCAATCATCACGCTGAACTTAGGATCAGTCCCACGTTGACGGCTGATTGCCGCTGTCACGATGCGGTAGTATGCGTTGTTAAAAGCGATGCCATATTGGGAGGCACCTTCTGCGATGTTGTTTTGAATAGCCATTGTGGCCTCCTTATGCAGCTACAAGGGACAGATCAGCCGTCCACTTGTCAAATTGTTGCTTCGTGTTTCCGCCATATCCATAAGTAACATGAAACTGCTTATGATGCGATTGGCAGAGCGTTACGCCGTTGTCAGAATCAAAGCGTAATTCTTTGTTGGCTGTAAAGCCCTCAAGGTGGTGGGCGTGAAGATCGTGGTCGTTAATACCGCAGACTACGCATTGGTAAGCGTCACGCTGGAAAACCTGATTACGCCATTGAGTGTATTCTAAACGCCCCCGCCATGCACGGGAGGTATCCTCAAAGCTGCCTGCTGAACGCCTGCGCTTGCAGTAGCACTTGAAGCAAATCTCAGCTTTTCTGTTTGCCTTTTCGCCGCCACAATCGGCGCAGGGCGTTGGCCCACCCTTCCAAGTTGGACTTTTTGCTCCTGAGTGATCTGCACCAATCATGTGATTATTTATAACAACATGCT